TCGATAGAATCGACGCAGTGATTAAAAGAGGTGGCAAGGTAGTAATATGGGCAAAAGGAATTAATGAGAAGGACATCAATGAAATGGTGTTGCAGAAGTATGATCCTTATGCTATTATTAAACACAACACTTTCTCTGGATTAGAGGCAACACTTAAACTAGCAGACTGGAAAAAAGTATGAACGTTATTAAAAGGGATGGCATCGCTGTACCTCTCGACCTTGATAAAATACACAAGATGGTTGAGCATGCGTGTAAAGGAATCGCACAGGTTTCTGAATCGCAAATTGAAATGAATTCAAACATTCAATTCTTTGATGGAATTGGAACAAAAGATATACAAGAGATTTTAATCAAGTCTGCTAATGATTTAATTTCATTAGACGCTCCAAACTATCAGTTTGTTGCAGCACGTTTATTGTTATATGCAGTCAGAAAAGAAGTCTACAAGACACATCCTGACGATCACCCTGCAATTAAACAACACCTTGACAAGGGTATTGCATCAGGCATCTATGATGGTGCCCTTACAGACGCATACACAGAGGAGGAGTGGGCAAAAATAGATTCATACATTGACCACAGCAGAGATGAACTGTTTACCTATGCAGGGATGAGACAAGTTGTAGATAAATACCTTGTACAAGACAGAAGTAATGGTGAGATATTTGAAACACCACAGTTCATGTACATGCTGATTTCTGCTACATTATTCCAGAAATATCCACCAGAGAAGAGACTCGATTATGTCCAAAGATACTACGACGCGATCAGCACGCACAAAATCAACATACCCACACCTATCATGGGAGGGGTTAGAACTCCACTTCGACAATTTGCTAGTTGTGTTCTTGTTGATGTTGATGACACCCTCGATAGTATCTTTGCAAGTGATATGGCTATTGGGTACTATGTTGCACAAAGGGCGGGAATCGGTATCAACGCAGGCAAAATCCGTGGCATCAACAGTAAAATCAGGGGTGGAGAAGTCCAGCACACAGGTGTTGTACCTTTCCTCAAAAAGTTTGAAAGTACTGTCAGATGCTGCACTCAGAATGGCATTAGAGGTGGATCAGCGACTGTCCACTTCCCGATCTGGCACCAAGAAATAGAAGATATAATAGTATTAAAGAACAACAAGGGAACAGAAGATAACAGAGTAAGAAAACTTGATTACAGTATTCAACTATCGAAACTATTCTATGAACGTTTTATCCAAAATAAAGAAGTCTCGTTATTTTCCCCTCATGATTGTCCTGGTTTGTTTGAGAGTTTTGGGACCGATAAGTTTGATGAGTTATATTGCCATTACGAATCTGATAAGTCCGTCCCAAGAAGCACCATCGGAGGTCAAGAACTAATACTATCTCTATTGAAAGAGAGAGCAGAGACAGGACGTATATACTTGATGAACATTGACCATGTTAATAGTCATAGTTCTTTCAAAGACAAGGTAAGCATGAGTAACCTCTGCCAAGAGATCACTCTACCGACAGATCCTATCAATCATATAGATGATGGTGGTGGTGAGATAGCATTGTGTATTCTATCTGCTATCAACGTAGGCAAGATCAGAAAGATAAGTGAGTTAGAGAGTCTATGTGACCTTGCAGTCAGAGGACTAGAAGAACTGATTGACTATCAGAACTATCCAGTCAAAGCAGCAGAGCGTAGCACACTAGCACGTCGTTCATTAGGTATAGGTTACATCGGACTGGCACATTTCCTTGCTAAGAACGGTGAACAATACTCAGACAAGGGTGCATGGAAGTTGGTTCATGAACTAACAGAAGCATTCCAATACAACCTTTTGAAGGCATCAAATACTATTGCAAAGGAGAAGGGTGCGTGTGAAGCGTTCGATCGAACTAAGTATTCTGATGGAATTTTACCCATTGATACATATAAGAAGGAGGTAGATGAGATAGTAGAAAATACGCTGGTATATGATTGGAATTCTCTACGCGATGACATACAAGAGTTCGGTTTACGACACTCAACATTGTCAGCACAAATGCCATCGGAGAGCAGTTCCATTGTGTCTAACGCAACCAATGGAATTGAACCACCAAGAGATTACTTGTCCGTTAAGAAGAGTAAGAAAGGACCCCTTAAACAGATTGTACCCCAGTACAATACTTACAGGAACAACTACACTCTTCTCTGGGATATGGAATCGAATGAAGGATACATTAAAATAGTTGCAGTTATGCAGAAGTTCTTTGACCAAGCAATTTCTGGTAACTGGTCTTACAATCCAGAGAACTACCCTGACAATAAGGTACCTGTATCTGTCATGGCAGGAGACTTGCTTGCTACCTATAAGTATGGGTGGAAGACAAGTTACTATCAAAACACTTACGACATCAAGAAAGACGAGGAAGCAGAAGACACTACGCAAGCACTAGATAATCTTATCAATGAGATTATGACAGGTGATGAAGCAGAGTGTGATGCATGTAACGTCTGATATATTATTAACAATAAATGCACACCGACACGAGGACGAGAATGGGGACCACTGTCTTTAATTCAAAGAAACACGACACAACATCACAACCAATGTTTTTTGGAGCACCCCTAGGGATGCAACAATATGTCAACTTTAAGTATCCAGACTTTGATAAGTTGACACAGACACAACTAGGATACTTTTGGAGACCAGAAGAAGTATCATTACAGAAAGACAGATCAGATTACAAGACGTTAAATGATCAACAGAAACACATATATACAAGTAACTTGAAGTATCAGATTCTTTTAGATTCTGTTCAAGGTAGAGGACCAGGGATGGCATTTAGTCCTTACTGTTCTCTTCCTGAGTTGGAAGGTTGCATGGGTGTGTGGCAATTCATGGAGCAAATCCACTCTCGTTCTTATACACATATCATTAAGAATGTATATCCAGATCCTGCTGAGGTCTTAGACACTGTACTAGACAATGATAAGATCATAGCAAGAGCGAAGTCAGTAACAAAAGCATACGATGAATTTCTAGAACGTGCAGGAGCATGGTCAGAAAGTAACATGTGGAAAGAGAATTGGAAAGGTTCTCCGACAACTGACTGGACAATGAAAGATATGAAACGTTCCCTTTATCGTGCTATTGCTAATGTTAACATTCTTGAAGGCATCAGATTTTATGTCTCATTCGCTTGCTCATTTGCGTTTGGTGAACTCAAACTTATGGAAGGATCCGCTAAGATTATCTCTCTCATCGCACGAGACGAAAGTCAGCATCTTGCACTTACTCAAAAGATAATGTACAAGTGGAGGAAGGGTGACGATCCTATCATGAAAGAGATCCACGAAGAAGAGAAAGAAAATGTCATCAGCATGTTCCAGCAAGCAGTTGATGAAGAGAAAGACTGGGCGAACTATCTCATGGAGAAAGGTAGTATCATTGGTCTTAACGAAAGATTATTGAGTCAGTACGTTGAGTGGGTTGCTAACAGACGTATGAAAGCATTAGGAATCAAACCTATCTACGATATTCCCGCATCAAATAACCCATTACCTTGGACTGAACACTGGTTAAATAGTAAGGGTCAACAAAACGCACCCCAGGAAACTGAAATCGAATCTTATGTTGTCGGAGGCATAAAACAAGATGTGGACGCTCAAACCTTTGCTGGATTTCAACTTTAAATCCCTACTACATGGCAGAACAATGGAAGAAGAGGTACAATACGAACGAGAGAGTGATCCTCTCTGTTCTAGACCAGAGAATTGGTATCAAGGACCACTTATCTTTTTTGAAGAAGGTGAAAAGAGATCTGAAAAAGAATGGTCTGACTAAACGGAAACCTAGAAAAGGGTAACAACCGTATCATTTGTAACATTAAGGAAATGTTAAGTTGCATAAATAGTTCTGTCATGATATAATGACATTACGTTCATCTTATATGTAACATAATTTAACCTTATGTTAGCACTCGCACTGCTACTATCAGAACATGTACCCGCCCATTGGACGATGACATGTGCTGAGTGGAACCAGAACAGAATAGAGATACTTAGTGATAAGAATCTTAACTCTGATGCTCATGAATATCTTATAGATTATTTTAAGAGTAAGGTTTCAGATAGGAGTTGTGAAGTTATGCGTATAGGACGCAAGTAAATCGCGGAACGGATTCGTTCATCCTCATGTATCACATACTACTCAGTTTAATAGCAATCGGAGCACCACTTGACTGTGAGCACTCTGCTGAACTATTAGAATCTGCAAGTAATAACCCCAATAGATCTGAGAAATTAGAGATAGCAAGGGTTGTCATTGCACACACTGATCCTGTATGTTTCGGGGACGCAAACGATTGAAAGGAACGGGACTATCAAACCCTATTACTTAAAATCAAATGGCACAAGTTACTTATCGCGGTGTTCAGTACGACACAAACAGAAATCGTAAGGACACAAACGTAAACATTAAAAAAGAACAACTCGTATACAGAGGAGTTCAAGTCGCAACCAAGGAGGACTAATTATGCTGACAATAGCAGAAATTTCACTTGGAATGGCATTCGTCTTAGGTATTTTATACGGTGAGATTCGCTTACTTTACGGAGTATAGTGATGTTGAAAATCCATTTCAGTTGGGAGAACAAGGTTCCAGAATATGATCCTGAGATCCATGACCCCGAAAGAGTATTTGCTTTCCTATGTTATAGGGGAGTTCATTACGCGAAATGGGTTTACTTAGAACCATTCAAAACTACTTGGAACTTATTTAATCCTAGACAAAAGTAAAACTTAATGTTATAATATGGGCACCTTCGGGTGTCCTTTTTATTACCCAAAAATAAATATGAGTGAAGAGTTTCCAGATGTAAAGACGATGAAGATCTTTTTAGACAGTAGTGACGTCGGTGAAATCACAAAGGCAGTGGACACTGGACTTATCGACGGTGTTACTACCAACCCAACACTGATGTTACAATCAGGATTAAATCCTAAGGATGTACTCAGTGATATCTCTACATTATTTGGTTGGGATGCATCTATATCTGCTGAGGTATCAGGAGATAGTGTATCAGAACTTTTAGAAATGGCAGATGAATATGTACAGATCAATCCAAACATAACAATCAAGGTTCCTTGTACTGTTGATGGACTGAAAGTATGTAATGATCTATCAGCAGATGACATACAGGTGAATGTTACTCTTGTGTTCTCAGTAGCACAAGCAATACTCTCTGCAAAGGCAGGAGCATCTTTTGTATCACCATTCGTAGGTAGAGTTGACGATAACTCTTTCGATGGTGTAGAATTAGTCGGTGATATCGTGAAGACATTTAAGACTCACGGTGTAGACACACAGGTTCTTGCAGCATCTTTAAGGAATGTGAAAGACGTATCAGAATGTTTTAAACGTGGTTCTCATGTAGTTACCATGCCCCCTAAGATATTCTGGAAGATGTATGATCATGTACTTACAGAACAAGGACTTAAAAAGTTCAACGAAGACTGGGCAAAGGTAATGGCACTATGAACAAAGAGAAAGTAAAACTAATTGCACACAACCTCAAACTTTTAGCACAGAGTTTAGAGGATGCAATCAAAGAGGATCCTGAGAGTTATCTCCAATCAGGCACTGATCCTACACCATATACATATAGAGATGAGTATGAAGGAACTTGAAACCACAAAGTGCAAAAGGTAAAGGCAGACGATTCCAGCAATGGGTTCGTGACATGCTTATAGAACATCGTGATATACACCCCGAGGACATAGAGTCTCGAAGCATGGGTGCTGGCGGTGAAGATTTGATCATGGCAAGAGACGCTAGATCAAAGTTTCCTTTTAGTATTGAGTGTAAGAATGTAGAGAAGTTAAATGTATATGAAGCATACTCACAGGCAGAAGCGAACTCAGGTAAGCATGAACCTATCTTGTTCATGAAGAAGAATCGCAAGAAACCTCTTGTAGTTGTAGACGCAGAATGGTTTATTAAACATGTTCACTATCCCGATTGAATCCTTTCATGTTCCTGACTGGGACAAATGGAAACCTATTATATTATCTCAATGTGATGAGCATAGTCCACAAGCACAGATAAGTGGTGGACGTGTCAACACACACGAGATGGACACAGACTATCATGACATGGTTACAAACAAGACCATGCCAAAGTATTACTGGACAGTATTAGATGCACTCAAACCTATCATGGATGAGATGCAAGATGATTATCCACTAGACATTTACAATATTGTAGCGATGTGGCATCAGACCACAGCGAATGGACAGTTTCATGGTGTGCATAACCATGGTCCTGTTGGTATTACAGCAGTATTATATGTTGACTTTGATCCTGCTATCCATAAGGCGACAACATTCTTCGCACCCTTTCATAACTATATCAATGGTGAGGTTGTAGACTTCATGCCTGATGTAGAGGAAGGAGACGTTGTGTTCTTTCCCTCATACTTACCACACATGCAAGAACCCAACTTCACTGGGGTCTCGCGAACTATCATCTCATTTAATATCATGGGTAAAGAGATGACCCCACACAAAGTCACACCCAGAACTAAATAAGTATATGAATTATCGTGATCGTTATGTGACCGTCGACCTAGACGAGAGTGAGTTTGATTCACTACAACAATTTCTATCCATACAGAAAGGATATGAACCGACAGAGATTGATAAGGTTAGATCCTCGGATGTAATATTCGTACAGGATAAAGACTTAGACGATCTTGTTTTAGATTATGTAATGAAGGTGAACAAAGCAGCGAACTGGAATTTCTTCGTAGACTTTCTAGAACCTCTTCAACTCACACGTTACAAAGAAGGAGATCATTACGACTGGCA